ATTTTATCCCATCTAAGTTGAATATTATGTTCTTCGCTTAATTTCTGAATTTGCTCAAATAATCTCTTTCTCATATCTCTATCTCTAATTAATTAATATAATTAAAGATAAGGAATAAATGTCGTAATACCAAATAATATGGAAGCTTTTTTTAAGCCACACTCAAACTTTTTTTAGGCCGCACTCTATCACCATCTACCCACCTTTTAACTCCGGACCGTGCATATTTATTTAAAAGAAACGAAAAGGTTTTCCAATGAAGAAATCGCATATACAAAAAATTATCCGTGAAGAGTTCGTGAACATCCTCCGCGAACAAACTCTCATCAAAGAGGCGTTCCAAGATCCGATCGCACGAATGTTGGCAAAGACATCTGGCACGAATAATCGATACTTAAAGTTCTTTAACCAGGTTGCTAAATCATATGATATTGCTTTCGATAAATTACCAAAAGGTTCATTTCAAAAAGTAATGCCAGGTTCTCCATTAACTAAAAAGGGAATGGCATTCTGGTACATTAAAGGTAATAAGGATAATCCATATGCGGGAAGTAATTGGTTTTCTCAAACCTTAGAAGGACCGGCGGTGTTAGCAGTTACTATCGATAATAAAATAGCTTATATAAGTTCACAAGGAGTAGGCCCAGGTAAGACTAGACAAAGTATTCCAGCTGGAAAAGCTACGAAAGGTACAATGCAAGTTAAGAAATTAAAAGAACTTGCTGATGCGGTATATGTGTTAGACCTAGAAACTTATAGAGGCGGGACTACCGGATTGAAATCTGCACGTGCAACATTGAAACTAGGTAAAGATAAATTTACAGATGATAAAGCTTGGAAGCGAGCTAATCTAGAGCGATATGATGATATTTTAAAATCACGTATAGGTGGTAGAGACCAAGTCGATCGTTATGTGGCAGAGATAGTTAAAATGGCTAACCAAGCTGTATCGGACGCAGTTTCGGGCGTTCTTAAACAAGACAAGTATGGTGATATAGTAACTACCATTAATGGTAATGAAGTTGAAGTAAGAAGTGTTACCGATTCAATGACTCGTGCATTAGATACATATAAGCGATATATTCAATATGAGAATCAAGAAGATGAAGAAAGCCAAAACCCAGGCGCACCTGGCTATAGAAATTATTACGATAAACAGAAAAAAGAATATGCATTAGAACTTAAACAATACTATATTGGATTTAAGAAAGGTAAGTTGAAAAGATATTAATATGAAGAAATCTAGACTACATCAGATCATCCGCGAAGAAATTAAAAATGTGTTAACCGAGACTAAAGGTTATACTGTTGTATACCGTGATAAAGCTTTTGATAAAACTTATACAGCACAAATACCTCCAGGCATTAGTAAAGCAGAAATTAAACAAATGTTAAAACGTGTTGTACGAGTTGGTCTTGAAATAATTAATATATCACCAATTAAAGAATCAGTTAATGAAATTAAAATTGGTAACAAAATAAATTCACGTAGAGCAAGAAGTCAATATAAAACTATTGACATTATGGCAATTGATAAAAAAACAGGCGAACAAGTTAAATTAACTGACGAAACATCTGATCTTACGTTCCTTTCTAGTAAATATATTTTTGCATATATTGATTACCCAAAAGGTTTAAAAGAATCGGTAAATGAAGCATCAACGAGAGATCCTGAATCAATTCGAAAAGAATATAAAGATCTTAAAAAACGATCTATAAGTTATTTAAGACAAGAATGGAGTAGGATGAATAAAGTAGGTGACCCAAAGGGAACTGACAAGGATGGTCTTATTTCTGATATATTAAGAGGAAGGCATGGTAATAAGTATGTTGCCAAGGCATTTAATCTCAAAGAATCGTATACAAGTGAATGGGATCCGGAGACAGCAGCAAAGAATAAAGCATATGTTAGAAATGAATTCTTTAAAGGACCGTTCAATCAAGCCAAAGTGCAAAAACTACTTGATAAGTATGCTAATACAGAAAAAGAGTTAATGTTCCGTAGTAAGAAGGATGGCAAGATATATGGCGCATCTCAATCATATGTAGATGACGCAGCCGAATTCTTTGTCGATAATGATGGTTATGAAGATATTATGAAATACCGTGATATCGATTACGCGTTTATAAAACAAGATTAAAAATTTTTAAAACTTTCCTGCCAAAAGATTTGGTAGCGTGAATTCTTTTTCTTATCTTTATTATTATTAATTATAAAAGATAGAGATATGTTAAAGACATTCGGAAACATCCAAGTAGAGTTATCAGGAAGTTTAGTATCCATCAAACAAGATGGTTCATTAGTAAAAGCTCAAACCGTGTCGCCTAACCACGCGATACAAGAATTTGAAAAGATTTGTAATAAAGTTGAATCTTATGTATTAAAGTCGGCTAATGCGTAAAAAATTAAAATTAGGAAATATTGTTCGGGTCAATTTTATTGGCTCGAGCTACGTTTGTGAGATTATCGAGATAGTCGATAAGACGACATATAAAGGCCGTAACATAAATACTGGAATTATCATTCCAAATCTCAGATGGAAGGCTCATAAAGATAAAAAATCCGTATGGTTTATAGAAGATTTGATTTCGGATGCTACTACCGCAAAGTCAACAAAGAGCATAGATACCAGAAAGCACACTACGAGTAAAGTAGAGCTGCAAAAAGCTATTAAAAAACAGAAAGATTTCATTCAAGGTAACATAAAAAAATAATAAGGAGTTAGAAATGGGGCAGTATGAAGACGAATTAATGAGAATTTATAAAGAAGTAAATTCGACTAAAGGCTTAAAATTAAAATTCGATGAACAATGTAAAAAAATGCATATGCAATCTAAACATGCACATAAAACCGGATTAGAAATTTGGGAGTATGCATTAGCTCGAATTAAAGGATGGTCCCCTGATAAATCTAAAAAGAAATAAATTTATGAAAAAAAGCTGCCAAAAGATTTGGTAGCGTGAGATATTTTACTTATTTTTATATAGTAGATAATTATTAAGAAAACCAAAAAGTTATGAAGATTTTGAAAAACATGCATCCAACGGATAAAGAAGCGTTAGCAGGAATTGCGTTCCTAATAGGTACGATAGCATTATTTACTACTTCATTATGGATGTATGCAATGATTACCGGTCAACTTTAAGTAAACAAGAAATAAAATGGATATAGGTAAAAGTTTAAAAGACCATCAGAAATTAGTTGAAGAACTGTTAGAGTTAGCAACTGTAATCACTCAACAATTGAATAAGTCGTCTAAAGATTTAACTGCTGAAATTATTGAAGAGATTGGTGATGTTCAGTGGAGATTAAATAAGATTAAAGATTATTATAATAAAGATTTAATTCAAGAACAAATAGATTTTAAACGCAATGGTCAGTTAAAAAAGATTGAAAACCGTAAAGAAATAGAGGCTAAAAAATTCCACCAAACTAATAGTTATAAAAGTACTCTTAGTATGGGCAATCCTCCATTATATGATACGCGGTTTGGTACAGTTCCACCTGAAGAAAAAGATAATGAATTATATTAACGATGAAATAGATTATGATGTGTTATATGTCATAGGAGATACGCATGGAGTCAACCTACAAATAGCTCCTATGCTATTGGGTAATGATAAAGACCTTAAGAAGTGTATATTACATGTCGGTGATTTCGGAGTTGGATTTAGTACACCTAATGGTGATAAAGATAAACTAACGAAGTTAAATGCGAGATTAGCTAAATATAATATAGACTTATATGCTATCCGAGGCAATCATGATGATCCAGCATACTTTAATCTAGATGTATATAATACAGATCAATATACTAACGTTCATCTTGTACCAGATCATACGATATTAGATTTAATTGTGCAAGGTAAACCTAAGAAGGTATATATGAATGGTGGAGCTGTATCTGTAGACCGAGTTAATAGAACTCCTAGCAAGTCGTATTGGTGGAATGAAGCTGTTACTCCTCTAACTAATGAGCAGTTAGATGAAATACCTACCGGTATTGATATAGTGATTACTCACACGCGACCTCGAGGTATATTTCCTATAGATAAGAATAACATCGGGCATTGGCTACAGAAAGATATGGCTTTAGATCGAGATTTAGAAATAGAAATAGACCACATTACAGATATATGTAATGCGATCACAGCGAAGAACGCTGTATATAAACACTTTTACGGACACTTTCATATGAGTAATCAAGAGCAAGTATTAGGAGTTGATTATCGACTCCTTGATATCGACGAAATTGTTGAGGTGCGATGTTAAGTACATAATGTAGGATGGTGGAATTGGCAGACACGCCCACCTGTCTCGTGGGTGTAGATAACAGGATAAACTAAGGATACATGGGGTTGACCACCGAGTTGCAACAATTGTCCTTTAGCTAACTGCTACGTGGAGGTTCGAATCCTTCTCCTACAGCAATTAAAACCTAAAAAAGGTAGTTATGAAAAATTGGTGGAAATATAGTAAGTTGAGATCTACATATCACAACGTAAAATGGTTCTGTTGGAATGTTTGGCGATACCGTAAAGGATTATATTACGAAGTTCGACCTTGGGATTCGCATGGTGCAATGTGGATGTTTAAAGAAATCATCCGAGACATTAGAGATACAATGCAAGATGAAAGTGGAGCCCAAGAGGTAGCAGAAACTAGAATACCTAAAGAACAGGATATAAATCGAGTAATCAGATTGATTGAAAATAAACATGATGATGAATATGCATCACGAAGTGGTTATAATTTTGATTACAATATTAAATTTATTCCTGCCGGCAGTGCCTTTGAAATGGTTTCAGATGAATCCGAAGAAGTAGCTAAACAGAATGAAGTCGCTATACAGAAGGCTTTTAAACTAGAAGAAGAAGAGCATAAAGAGTTAATTCAATTGATTAGTAAGTATAGAGAGTGGTGGATATGAGTAAGTTAGGACAAATTAAAATACCTATAGAACTAGAGGATAGAGGAATAACAATCGACGACTGTAACTGGATGTTAATTAGAGAGCGTGATGGGTTAACTCGTCACTCTTTAGAAGTGAAATGGATAGAGTGGAATAGTGATGGCACGCATAATACTAATCACGATGATGTGGCAGTAGGCCGTAGTTTGATTATGTCCCCTTTCAATCATTACTACACTTGGATGACAACTACTGTGACAGAGGTAGTGGAGCAGTCAGCTGATTATATAAAATTTAAAACAGAAAATAGTAATTACGAATTAAAAAGAATTAACAATGGCTAAAGCGACATTTACATTCGATTTAGACGATCCAGAAGATCGCGAAGCACATTTACGTCATACTAAATCGTTAGGTATGGCTAGCGCATTATGGGAGATACGACGAGAGTTTAGAGCTAAACTTAAGCATTGTGATGAGGATAGCATCTCTATAAGTGAGGTACTTGAAATTGTTGTTGAAAATATGGCTGATAACGATATTGATTTAGATCATTTAATAAGTTAAGTTATGGGACGAATAAGTATAGATAGAGAAACGTTAGTTGACGCATTTCCTTATATGGAGGATTATTACAAGTTACCTCGTAAGAAGAAAAAGGCTATGAAGATTAAAATAACGAGAGATATTAAGAAAGCTATTTTATTTATGATAGATAAGCACTTTGAAGAAAACGAAACATTAGATTTAACTAAATAGAGAAAATGGATTTTTATAACACATTCTTTACCCAGTTCGAATTACTCCCTCGAATAACGATAGTATATGGATTTGATAAAAATATCGAAGTACATACAGATGATGGACATACCGAAATCATTAAGAATGGAATAGCATTCGAATGGTTGTGGTTTGGAGTATTCATACATATAGGATCATAAATTATAAAGTTTATAAAGGCATTAAAGTACATGCAACATTTAGTTAAAAAATCATCACGGATAGATATTTATTTTAAATGATTACGTTAGAAAACATATCAACTGGAGAAGTGTATACTGGAGATGAACTTGAATTTTTCATTGACGATGACACGCTAATTGGCGAAGTATTTTTAGATGGAGATCTAGTGTTTCAATCTTTAGATGTGCTAGACGATGAACAACTAGAACACGCTTTAAAAATTGAATTTAAACTGATTGAAGAACAGGAAGATATATTTTCTGAGTTTAATTATTAATTGTATATTTATTAAAAAGGATTATGTTATGGCATCAAATGAATTGTTTACAAAGATGGAAGGATTATGGAGCGAGTTCCAAGATAATCATTCTAAGTTTACAGAAAAAGGTAATAAAGCAGCAGCTACTCGTGCTAGAAAGGCAGTTGGAGAACTAAAAAAATTAGTCACAGAGTATAGAAAAGCATCTGTAGCAGAGTCAAAAAGGTCTTAAACCATGGCACCCAGATTAACTAATGTGGATTTGCATAAAGATATTCAGTTGTTAAAACAGGATCTAGATTATATGAAAGAAGCGCAATTTAAATTGCAAAGCGATATATCGATGATTAAAAAGACATTACTGAATCCGGATAAAGGAGCAATTGCTAGAGTTAATCGTAATACCCAGTTTAGAAAGATGGCAGGTGGCGCTTTATGGTCCATATGGGTAGCCATGATCGGCGTCCTTGCTAAATTAATATTTTGGAATTAAATGAATAAGACAGATTTAAAAAATAAATTAAAAACGATAGTTAAAGAGGAAGTATCATCTATACTTTCTGAAAGAGATTATCAATACGGTGGATTATTAGACCCAACCGAGTTTGATCCAGTCGATCCAGAAGTCCATGTTATTGGCTTTGGTTCAATGACTAGATCAGCATTACGTCAAGATATAGTACGTAGGCTACAAGGAGCTTTACAAACTGCAAAAGATGCATCCACCGGTGGAAATAATTCATATGATAAATTCAAATCACTTGAAGGGGTTTTAGAACCAAATGGAGTTCTTTTACAACAATTAAAAGCTGAACGTGAGATATCAGAACAGTTAGAACAGTTACGTAGTCAGGGAGGCCGCCGCGCAATTCCAATCCCGAAACAAAAATAAAGTTTTATTAGGTTATACGAAAAAGTTTTATTATATTAATAAACGTTTAAAAAATATGTGTACCTCTATGTGCACATTAATTAGGAAGCTCCTTAATTTAAGCCATATTGGCATAACTAAACAACAGGAGAAATTTTATGAGAAAGTTAATTTTAACAATTACATTAGCGTGTGCGTCATTAGTGACAGCCGATGCACAAACAAAGGGTGATTGGTACATTGGAACAGGTGATATTGCAAATACTGCTTGGACCGAATGGGCCGTAACACCAACGGTTGGATACGCTGTAACAGATGCATTAGTATTAGGAGCAGCTGTTTCACAGGTAGCTGATGAATCAATGAATGTAGATGTAAATGCAAGATATTTTATTAAAGGATATTTTGTATGCCTAGAATCTAACTTAAAACTTGATAGCCAGGGTATACGCCTAGGTATCGGGAAAATGTTTACATTATGTGAAAACGTATATGTAGATCCAAAATTCATTTATAACACAGAAGGACAGACTGCGAACCTAGGATTAGGGTTCGGGTTTAAGTTCTAAAGTTTTTAAGTGAGCTTCTTAATTCGGCAATATTGCCACAAAATAAATAAAAGAAAAGGACAAGATTATGGATTCAGTAATCAAGTACGTTACTAATTTCTTTGCAGGATTGTTTGCTATTTTTATGGCCGCAATTCCAGTATCGATTCTTTGGAACGTCTTATCTGGTGGTACCGTTTTTGGTATCGATGTCGTATCTAATCTTACTAATCTTCTTAACCGTTTAGGTGAAGGTGGATTCGTTGGAATAGTAGTATTGGTACTAGTTGTATCATTCTTTACGAAGAAGTAGTTTTTATTTTTAATAAGTTAATGTGAGGCCCTCCGGGGCCTTACTTTTACTTAAACATTTCTAGAAAAAGATTTGGTAGCGTGAAAAAGATTACTTATATTTAAGTATTATTAATAATTAAAAATAGAAAAAGATGGGATACTATGTTTCTCGAGTAAAAATTGCAACCGATACACCTAAGGGGGTTAAATGGATAACCGAACGTTATTTAGTCAACGCTGTATCGGTAGGTCATGCAGAACAATTAGTTCATGAAGACTTTAAAGATAGTGGATCTGAATTTGAAGTTAAGTCAGTATCCGCTTCTCAAATACATAAAGTAATTGGTACAACTAAAAAAATATAAGGAGATGGTTGAATATGAAGTTAATGACAGAGTTGTATTTGGATACAACAACGTAAATGAAGTTGCCGTAGTAACTAATGTTAGACGGCATAAAAATAACATAACTGGATATGATATTAGATCTGAAAAAGGTTCCGGTTATATTATAGTACAAGTGGATGCTAATTTAACTACTAGACAATATAATAAACGTGTCGAGTATCCATTGATAAACTCCAAGCTAACTGCAGCATGGATTGGTAGTGATTCTGATACAAATTTATTTGCGAAAGAAGGTGTAGGTCATACTAGACAAAACTTTTCAAAAAGCATGCCAATATACCTAGATGGAGAATCTGGAGGTGGTATCCAGCATTTTGAAAAACATAACGACTTATTATTTCCAACGCAAGGCCCTAGATCATTTTAATATGGATAAGTTTCAAAAGAAAGTGCTTAAACAATTTCCAGATGCATATCCAGAAACGTCGGACCATGGAATACGTATAGTTAGTGGAGAAAATTTTATCGCTAAAGAATTTTATGTCCCGGACACGCAGGATGAATCTAAGGCTTGGGAATATGCGGCCATGGCATGTAAGTTGACTCAAAACTTTAATCGTGCACATCCATTACGAATGGATTTAACTGATATCGAAAGTAAATTAGCTAGAATTAATCGACGTAAAAAGAAAGGCAGACGTGTTAAATAAATTGAAAAATATTTTTATGGCTAAAGATGACAAACCAACGGTTAAAGGAGTATTAGAAGAATATCAACAAGCTACGGATACAAACCCGGAAGTAGAACCAACTGATATAGACTATTTACAGTATTCTGCAGAAGCGGTTGGATATGCTAACCGTGGGCAGCAATGGGACTTATATAGATCGATTACTAATTACATTCCGGAAGGAGATAGTGTTTTAGATTTTGGATGTGCTAGAGGCGATTTTAAATTATTTCATGCAAGTGATTTTAAATTTGATTTAGATTATATCGGAATTGATGTGAATGAGAATTTAATTAAAGCCGGAGAAGAAGTATACGAAGGAATGGTTGATATTCGATTGCAAGATTGGTTCTCCTTACCAAATGATTTAAAACAAGACTGGTGTATAAACGTAGGTTCATTAAACTTAAGATATGATGCGGATATTAAAACAACCGATGATGAATATCTTAAGAATACTATACAAATAATGCATGACCATGCAAATAAAGGCGTCGTGGCATTATTAACATCTAATATATCTGATGTTGATGACGGTTTAATTAATCGTGATCCGGGTGCAATTTTAAATTGGGCTCAAAAAACTTTTGGAAATGTGGCTATTGACCATTCATTTTCAAACGGACTATTCATATTAATAATTTATAAATAAAACCAGATTATGGGAAGAGTAAACAATGCATTTGCGTATGATAAAAAACGCAGTAAAAGAATGGGTAAATTGTACAATACAATTGATTTTAATGTTAATGATAAGATTTCTGCAGATTTATTTGCAAAAGTTCCGGAAAAGCCTGTAGTAGGTGAATTAGAAATCGGCGGAAAATCATTTAAAGTGACATATCAAGAAATCGATGCAATGTTATCAACTCTAACGGAAGCTAAACGAACGGTAGAATCAAAATACCGATTAGGGTTAATGAACAAATAAAATCTGATATTTATTAAAAAGGAGTTGGTTATGGCTAAATTTGCATTATATGTTAAAGTGACGAAAGATAAGAGATCATATGTAACATCTATACCGAATGGTAGTATACGTACATTAGCGGAAGCAAAGGCGTATTTCATGGGTATGAAGTGTATGTCAGAAACCCAATTTGATCAACAATTTATTGTAGGTGAAATGCAAGAATCGAAATCTGATCCTAAGAAAGGACTAATGTTTGGTAATCAATGAATTTATCAGAATTAAATATCGATGAAGATGTTTTTGATATATTTGTAACCTTCAATGCATTGACTAAAATTGAATTTTTATCTGATGCATTAGAATTTGGTACGGAAGCCGCGATGTTAAAACAGGTCGGAAAGATATCAGATAATATACAACCTGAGAAGCAGTCGCTTTTAGTATCATCCCAAGATTTTATGTCCGGAGATTATCGGATCTGCGTTACCACATTAGAAAATGAGGTTCAATTGAATTCGGATAGTCGAAAAACTATACGAAACTTCGTTTTAAAATTATTTGCCGATGGATTAATTTTAACGCCATTGGATAAAAAGAAAACAGAAATGGACATGTACCGGTATTTTAAAGCTTTTGAAGTTCACGGCCGGACATCTCCGTTTTCTTTTAGTTAAGTATATTTATATATGATAATTGACATCACTGCGGGTTGTATAATTATTAAACATTTAATCATCTAAGGAGATTTATTATGGGAAACCTATTTTTACAAGACCGTCTATTTCCGACGGATTTATTATTCAGAAACTTTTTTGCTACAGATACAGCATTTGAATCACATGTGGATTCTAAACCAAACTATCCAGTTGATGTTGCTACAACAGATACAGGATTAGTAATTGAAATTGCGGCAGTGGGTATTGATAAACGAGATATCAATATTGAAACCGCTGATAGTACTTTAAAAGTAATTTATGAAAAGGGCGATGAAGATTGCCCTACTGGATTTGATTATATTCATAAAGGTATCGCTAGACGTGCCTTTAATTTAGGTTGGAAAATTTCACCTAAATGTGATTTATCGAAAATTGCAGCAACAATGGATAAAGGCTTGTTGTCTATCTTTATTCCATTTACATTAGAGGCAACACCTAAAGCAGTTACAATTAAGTAAACATTACAATCCGCAGTGATGACTTATCAATTTATAGATCATAATAATCAAAAGCTTTTAGTTAAACGCATTTTTAGAGAATATCAGCTGAAGCCTGATTTCGATGTTAATGTATTACGGGCATGGGTAGGTGCTGATTTAGTGCTACGTAAAGATGGACTATTTTATTGTTGCGAAGTTATACAAGATGCTATTGTAATAGAGCAATAGTATAAACTGTTAACATGATAGTCACGTATATTAATCTCGATATTTCTACTCTTCTTTTCATATACTATAATATAACAAAAATATCATATAACCGGTTTAAATTAATATTAAGTTTATATTAAGAAACTTTTTTATAAAAAAGCTACCAAAAGATTTGGTAGCGTGAGAACTATTCCTTATCTTTAATTATATTAATTAATTAGAGATAGAGATATGGAACCATTAAGAGAATTTGTTTGCGGCATGACAGGAGTTGTTTGCCAGATAGTGTTAGTTAACGGAGTAGAAACTTGTATAGAAAAACAATAGAGATATGGAAAGATTAAATTTAAACCGATTATTAAAGATTCAAGAAATTGCGGAGTGCGAAGTAGAAGTTGGCACCGATGGTAAGATAGAAGAATTTACCATGGTAAATGGTGAAGTTTGTAGAAATGTAGTTTCATTTATAGAATTAAGATTTGCTTATTGGAGAATATTGACCGAAGAGCAAATTGAACAAATTCAAGAAGTACTTCAAGAAAGACATCTTAAATTGGAACTTTGGATGGATGATTGGGATGAAGATTGTGGTGAAAAAGTGAGTTATAGAATTATAGATAGATATTAAGATATGAATAAAGATTTAAACCGATTACAAGATTTTGTAGACCAAATGAAGGCTACTTCTTCTCTTAATGAGAAAAAGGTTATTATTGGTACTATCAAGAACGATAAGTTCATTACAGAGGCTTTAAAATACGCCTACGATCCCTTTAAGAAGTATTATGTTACTCCTGCCAATTGTAAGAAGAATTCAGAATTATTAGGCCATCCTAATACATATGGTAATATATTCTTTTTATTAGATGATTTAGATAATCGTATATGTACTGGTCATAATGCAATTGCAAATGTGAATAGATTTATATATGAAAATAAACAATTTGAAGATCTAATCTTTTCAATTATCAATCGTAATTTAGAATTACGTGCATCTGAATCGGTTATTAATAAAGTTATTCCAGACTTGATACCAACCTTTAATGTAGCCTTAGCTAATAAGTTTGATCCTAAACGAGCTGATTGGAACGATGTATGGCTAGCATCTCGTAAGTTGGATGGTGTACGATGTTTAACAATTGTTGATATACAAGGTAATGTTAAATGTTATTCACGTCAAGGTAATGAGTTTGAAACATTAGATGTTGTGCGAGAGTCTGTTAAACAAATGGGACTTCGTGGTGTTGTATTTGATGGAGAGATTTGTTTAATGGACAAAAATGGAGATGAAGATTTCCCAGGTATCATGAAACAAATTAAAAGAAAGAATCATACTATAGACAATCCTCGATATGTGATGTTTGATTATTTAACCTTATCAGAATTTGATTCCAAGACAAGTGAAATGGTGTTAACTGGTAGATTGGGTAGATTTGCAAAAGTTGCAGGACATATAGAAAGTTCTATATATTTAAGTGTACTGCAGCAAGTGGTAGTTAATGATGATAGTCATTTTGCAAAACTAAGTACTGAGGCCGAAGAGTTAGGGCATGAAGGTCTTATGGTAAGAAAGAATGTTGGCTACGAAGGTAAGAGAACTCAAAACTTATTGAAAGTTAAAAAGTTTCATGACGCTGAATACCAAGTTGTAGATTTAGATTTTGAAGATCATCGAGTTATTAGAGAAGGTAAAGAAGTTGTTATGCCGATGTTAGCTCAGGTATGGATTGAACATAAAGGTTATAAAGTAGCTGTTGGATCTGGATGGAATCAAGAACAACGAATCCGATACCAAAAGAATCCTGGTGAGTTAATTGGTAAAACAATTACCGTACAATATTTTGAAGAAACAACGAATCAGCAAGGAGGCATTTCTTTAAGATTCCCAACCGTTAAACATGTATTTGAAAATGGAAGAAATGTTTAGGTTCTTTGAGATAAATTTTATATATTAAATTGATATTTATATAAATAATAAAAAGGTTTTACTATGAAAGATAGAGAAAATGTACTTAGGCAGTTGGATGAGGCAGATAACATGATCATGATTTTTGACCAAGCGGTTAAAAATGGAAATGCAATTGATCCATTAGAAGCTAGAAATAGATTTAATACTATCCGTCAAAAATTAAAGTTTATAACTGACCGCGTGACAGCTAGTTAGATATGAAACGTAAATTACTTCCAATTGTTATAGCATTAGCTGCTATAGCAGTTTCTGCCTCTGCAGCATTTTATTCAGTTTTTGGATTGAGTAAATTATTCGCCGGCGCAAGTACACAAGTAATTATAATGGCTAGTTCTTTAGAATTTGCAAAGTTAGTTGTAGCATCTTTATTATATCAATATTGGGATAGTATTAATAAAGTATTACGAATGTATCTTTCTATATCCGTTGGAGTATTAATGTTAATAACATCTGGTGGTATATACGGATACTTATCCGGGGCTTACCAAGAAACCGCAAACGAATCGAATTATTTAGATAAACGCGTTGCAATTATAGATCAAAAACGTGGCCGGTTTATAGAACAACGAAATGATCTTAAACAATCTGTAATAACTTGGACGGAGGCTTTAAGTAATCCGACAAAGATACAATATGTAGATAAAGAATCTGGACAATTGGTTACGACAACTTCTTCACGTCAACGTAAATTATTACAATCACAGCTATTAGAAGCAAAAACTAATCTAAACGCAGTAACAGATTCTATTACAAAATTAGATATAGAAATATTAGAACAGCAAATAGGAAATGATACAGCACGCGAATTAGGACCTTTAAAGTATTTATCTAATTTATTAGATATAGAAATGGATAAAATTATTAACTGGTTCTTGTTATTAATTATATTTGTATTTGATCCATTAGCTATATCGATGGTAATTGCAGCAAATTTTGCATTTAATCAAATAAAGCCTAGAAATAAAGTAACCGATGGATTTAAAAAACTAAACGAAGAATCAGAAGGCTTATATGAATGTTCTATACCAGAAGGAGCTGAGTGGGATGTATCATATCCGATTAATAATTCTAAAGAAAAAGAATTTAATAAGTTAAAAGCTCGAGTATCTCAGAGTCAGGCTAACTTAAAATCGGTTATTGTAGATGATGAAGAACATATAGAGAAAGATATATATGATGAAAAAAAGAAAGAAGCTCCGCCGACAAAATCGCGTGGTGGTGGATATTGGTTTTAAACAGTAAATAATTAATTATGGCTAGAAAGAAAAAAGTTACACATCAATTTAAATCACGTACGCGAGATGGTGAACGTGAAATGATCTGCAGAAACAGCATTGTAGATGAATCCTATTTCGCTTGGGAGCATTTAAAAAAACTTAAACGTTGTAAACAATGGACGAAGGTTACCAATAATACATCGGCGGTCTTATGTCCTATATGTACTAGACGTACTGTACCATTACCAGAGGTTCGCCGAGGATATGTTTCTAAGGGCCGGCCACGTGGATGGCAATTTATGAAAGAGTTTGTTGATAAAGATGGAAATGTATTTCATAAAGGAACTGAACGACCAAAATTAAAAGGTACTCGCCCTGTTACAAAAATAGAACCTAAAACGCCTAAACGTAAATTATCTAAAGGTGAAAAGGCCGATTTAAAGCAATCTATATTACAACAAATGAATATGGTTAGAGGTACTATAAAGAAGGCACGGTTTAAAAAAGATATTAAATCGGGGCAATCGCAATTAAAACGTTTAGAGCGACAATTAAAAAAGATTTAATAATTCTTTGAATCATGAAAAAGTTTCTTTATATTTAATAAATTAAAAAGGGTAACGTATGAGTATATATGACGAAAAGCAGCAGGTAGTAGAAGATCCAAAGGAACGAAATGACAATGGTCCATTGTACGAAGCCTTACATAATCAATTAGCAACATTAGTTGATTATAATGATTCGATAATATTTCTTAATGATGAAATAACAGAACATACATTAACGGACCTTATTATCCGTATGCGTAGTTTATTACAAAACCGCGAAAACAAAGAGGCGCCGGTCAATTTAATGATTAATTCACCAGGTGGTGATGTTCATGAAATGTTAGGTATCATCGATTACATCGAATCTCTCGACGTTAAAGTAAATACAATTTGCAGAGGAAGAGCTTTCTCAGCAGCTGCGATTATATTAACATGTGGTACTGGTACTAGAATGATGAGTAAACGATCAACTGTTATGTTTCATCAATCGTCTAGTTTCTTAGGAGGGAAGATGAGTGATATATCAGCATATCTAGACAATGTTAAGAATATAGAAAAAACTATATATGATATATTAGCAGAAAAAACTAATAAAGATCAAGCTTGGTGGAAAGATAATATGAAGACTGATTTATATTTAACGGCTGAGCAATTAAAAGAGTTTAACGTAATTGATAAAATATTATGAAATTAACAGCTGACCAAATCGCACAGAACTGGGATGATTTATTAACAATCATTAAAACAGAATTTTCTGGAGATCGTAAAACTAAATTATTAGCTATGTATACTGATATGGAAGATAGAATGGCGCTAGCGCCGGCATCTTCTTTTAATCATTATCACAACGCATTCCCGGGAGGCTATGTAGAACATGTATTAAGAGTAATTAAATGTGCTCAAGAAGTACATGCTCTATGGACTAAAATGGAAGGTGATATGTCCGGTTATACTAGAGAGGAATTAATGTTCACTGCATTGAATCATGATATCGGTAAAATGGGATTCCCAGGTGATGGTAATGAAATATACCAAATAAATGATTCAGAATGGCATAGAAAGAATCAAGGTAAAGAATATAAAATTAATCCTAATAATCCTTTTACGTTAGTAAATGATTTATCTATTTGGTTATTACAGCATTATGGAATTGAAATTTCTTGGAATGAAATGTTAGGTATTAAACTAACAGATGGATTATATGATGATTCAAATAAACCTTATTTCATATCTAGATCAGCCGATGCTAAATTAAAAACAAATTTAGGATATGTCATGCACCAAGCCGATGCAATGGCGGCTAGAATAGAATATGAGCGTTGGAATAATAATAAACCTATTACTACCAATGCACCTAAAAAGAAAATAACAAGTCCGCAAACACAAATTAATGCTAATAAAATGTTTAACGATTTATTCGGAGATTAATATGGTAACAACAATTATAATATTAGCAGTATTACTAACTATTGCAGTTTTTACAAATTTCAACCAAATGCGTAAGCAGGAAGCTTCGGAAGAATATATCGAAGAATTGGAAAACTCTAATACAGAATATTATCAATTTTTTAATACATTAAAATCACGGATGAATGAATCTAATTCTAAATTAAAACAAATTGACAGATTAGGATCGTTTGAATCTGATGATGAGACCGGCTTTGTATTTACGGAACTACGTGATATGATAGATGAGCTTAATAAAGGATTTTAATGGGACCAGTTGATAAATTTTATGAATGGCTAGCAGCGGATCAATTAGAAATAGAAACTAATGGTCCTAAAAAGCGTAGGGGCCGGAAGCCAACCAAAAATATGTATTTTACATATGTACAGGATAAAGCAATTGTTGCTTATAATAATGAAACAGACCACTATAAACGTAATAAAGTTTTTCGCGAACATATTAATTATCCATTTAATAAATTAGTAGAAAATATTTATCATACATTTCGTTTTAGTTATTTCGATGTACCATATGAAGATATTAAAGCAGAGGTAGTTGCATTCTTAACTGAAAAAATTGGGAAATACCAAGAAGGTAAAGGTAAAGCTTTCTCATATTTTTCTATAGTAGCTAAAAATTATCTCATTATACAGAACAACGCAAATTATGCTAAGCTAAAAATGAGAACTGATACTACTGAAATTGATGCTGATAGGAATATCCATGCGGAGGTATCATTATCCGATCATCAAGAATCATTACGTGATTTTACTAATTTATGGGTTGATTGGTATGATTCATATATGAATACTATCTTCTTTAATAAACGTGACATTATGGTAGCAGATACTATCTTAGAATTGTTTCGTATACGTGAAAATATAGAAAATTTTAATAAAAAGGCTTTATATATTTTAATACGAGAACGTACTGGCCTTAAAACTCAAAATATTACTAAAGTACTTAACGTGATGAAACATGATTACATGAAAATGTATTCTGTATATGCTAAGACGGGGCATATTGTTAACACAAATACTTAATCCTTATATTTATATAAAAGGATTATCATGAGTGCAGAATTCGAGTTATTTCAAGGAACAAATTTTTCTGATTTGATGCGTGATATATATCATAATTCAAAAAAGAAAGATCGCCAGATTCAAGGTCTTATCAAAGAGTTACAGCCGTTAATAAAAAATACCGGTGATGCAACTGTATTAGTTCCAATGATAAAAGATTACCTCGAGGTATCTGTAAAGAATGATGATGCTTTAGTAAAATTAGCAGCTGTAGTTCAGCGATTAGTTTCTGTGGCTAGTAAAGATTCCGAAGAAAATGAATTCGGATTATCCGATGATGAACGTCGTCGATTATTAGAAGAAGCAGAATTAGAAGTTGAAAAGATACAAGCAGAAAGTAAGGAGATAAATGCCAAACAACATCAACCTACAGATAGGCCAGGTAGTTCAGACCTCCAAACCGACTCAATTTGATCAATTTAGCAATGACCAGAATATAGACCTACAACCAGGCACGATACGCGTTCGGATGCGCAATGCCCCAAATACACTAGCTGCTGAAGTAACTGCTATCCCCGCAAATACAAATTTTCTTAATGTTCCGTTATACGGCGAACAGGTTATTATATTTAGTGCAATATCCGGATTAACAGAAAATTCGAAAACAGAGCAATATTATTACTTACCAGCCGTGAGCATCCATGGCCAAATAAATAATAATATAATGCCATTCATACATGATACCCGGGTAAACACTAAAAATTACGGATCGGCAGGAATATCATCTACTAAGAAAGTAAAAGAGCCTGAACAATTGTCCTTTGAAACAAGTAATATTGTAACAATACAACCATATCAAGGCGATACGATTTTGCAAGATCGATTTGGTTCTGTATTACGATTTTCAAGTACTCATAGAAATTTATCTCCATATTCTCAGAAACCTATATGGCAAGGTAATACCGCAGGAGATCCATTTGTAGCATTGACATGTGGAGTAGATGGAGTTAAAAATTCTGGATACTTTACGATAGAAAACCCTGATAAAGATTCTAGTTTAATTTATTTATCTACTTCACAAAAAATAAATAATTTAAAATTGGCTCAACGGAAAATAGGGTTACAGACTAAACCTTTAACATCGTATACAAGTCCACAGGTAATTATAAGTTCAAATCGGTTGATATTTAATGCACGTGAAGATGAATTAGTATTAGTATCAAAGAAGGATATTAAATTAGCAACTCCTAATTGGTCTGTCGATGTCGATAATCTTATAACTCAATTAGAAGCGTTAGTTACTGCAATAACTAAAATGACACATCCTACTGGGGTAGGTCCTTCAGGTCCGCCAATAAATATTGCAGACTTCGCAAAAATATTAACAGAAATAAAGCGGATGAAACAATAATGAATAAACCATCGTGGTTATCTGCAGAGCTCCAAGGAATAATAGATAATAATAGTCCATTAAATGGTCTAAAATTAGGTATTGCATTAGCTAAATTCTCATTAACTATTATTCCTCCTACGTTAGGAGCGGCCACCGGTATTATTCCTGCCATGCGTGCATATAATTCGGCACATATATATGGTAAAGTTAAAGGAATTGAAAATGCTGTGAATGCATTTGCAAAACAAAATGCAAAAGGCATGTCGCCTATATCTGCGGGGTTATTTACCGGAATTGCACCTCCTCCCCTCAAAGGCACTCAGCCATTATATGATATTGTACGTATCAAAAAACAAGATAAAAAATTCTTATGTGATGCATTAGCAAGAGCTATATATATAAATTGGACTTTAGGTAAATCGATTTTCACACCATATGGAACAACTATTCCTACATGGAATATTCCGTTTCTATCAAAAAAGATAGTTAAAAAGGCCAAAGCTGAAGGTGTGGATATCGAACAAATTCAAGTAGGGGCGAAATTTGCATCACAAAAAGCAATTATACAGGCTACTCGTGAGATTACATCATATGATGTAGAAGAATACCAAATACGATCTAATCGATTCGATTAATTATTTACCTAATTTATTAATGTAACATATTTATTAAAAAGGATATTACTATGGGCTCAAAATCATTTGTAAAGTTATTACGAAAAATTATTAGAGAAGAGGTTCAGACCGCAGTACGCCAAGTATTGACTGAACAAAAAACTAATCACAAACAAGTTATCGAACATGGAATGAATTTATCACATGTTACAGAAAATCCAATGCCTAATCGTCCGGTGGCTAAAAAACAATTCACAAAAAATTCTATGTTAAATGATCTGTTAAATGAGACGGCAGCTACGCCTGTATCACAAGATATGAGTGATTGGAGTTCTATGAATTTTAAAGCAGAGATGGCTGAAGCGTTTGGTCAATCGGCAGGGCCTACTCAACCGTTGACGGCGACTGGGATTAATGGCGAAACAGTTAATATGAATAATGAGGCTGTATCTGCCACTGTTAATGCAATGACAAAAGATTATTCTGCATTAATGAAAGCAATTGATAAAAAAAAATCTAAAAGTTAATGTCTAGACCGGTATATAAATATCAACCTATAAATGAGTCTCCAGACCAAGCAATTGGCATACCATTACCATTTAATATGGCTAGTAAAGCACGGCCGGCAACTGCTAATTACGCGTCTAGTAGTTTATCTGGTAATTCTGTATTCGGTAGTACTTATACTACACAAGAACAAGTTGTATCGAATTTAAAAAATTTATTATTGACCAGTAAAGGCGAACGATATATGCAACCTAATTTTGGGACTAATATTTATTCATTATTGTTCGAAAATAATACGCAAGATATTAGGTCTACAGTTAAAAAGACGTTAACAAAAGATATAAAATTTTGGTTACCATATATAACAGTTAACGATGTGATCGTAACAACTAGCGCGGATATGCATGAACTGACAATTGCATTACATTTTAAAATCACTAACATTGGAGCTAATTTAGTTATAAATGTTATAGCATCAGAAAATGATTTACAAGTATCAAATGTCATACAAGATACCTCGTTACAACAAATTAATACAACGACATTTGGAGGATATTAATTGTGTCAAATTTAATTAAAAAAGATGTAAAATATTTAAATAAAGATTTTGCCCAATTTAGGCAAAATTTAATAAACTTTGCAAAAAATTATTTTCCGGATACGTACCAAGATTTTAACGAATCGTCTCCCGGTATGATGTTTATAGAAATGGCGTCATATGTAGGTGATGTATTATCATACTATACTGATACTTCATTCCGCGAATCGTTATTATCATCTGCTCAGGAGAATTCAAATATTTTAGCATTATCACAGTTATTTGGATATAAGCCTAAACTTAACTCCCCATCTAAATCAACGTTAGATGTTTTTCAATTAGTAATTGCATCAGGTTCAGGCGATGGTGCACGGCCAGATATGAATTATGCATTATCAATTGGTTCGGATATGGAGCTGGAAAGCGAAGAAGGAGTTAAATTTAGATCAATTACCCCGGTTGATTTTAATGACGATCCAGATATATCGGTTTATGAAATCGATGCATCTAATAACGTTGCTAGGTATTTATTGAAAAAGCAAGT